AGCATCTACCATATTGGCAAGAACGTGCGCGGCATCCATATCTATACCGAATTCTCTAGCTATCCTGCCAATGTCTCTTGTAGCTACTTTTTCTACAATGTTTTCTACTACACCAGTAGGAAGACCAAGAGCGCCTCCTATCAGGGCTCCTATTAAGCCTCTCCTTCTCGCGCTTTCGGCTCTTATTTCTCCTTCTCCAGCGCCATATCCGCTTACAGCACCTTCAACCGCACCAAAAGCAGCTCCTTGTCCGGCCCTTTCAACCATCCTACCTACACCGCCACGAGAGACTGTGCCTACGCCTCCGGCTGCTGCAAGAGGCAAAGATGTTGCTATTCCTGTGGCTGTTTCTAATGCCGCGCTTTCAAACGGCCTAGTCTGCTCCATTGCTTGACGCCGGAGCCTCATCTCTGCCTCAGCTCTTGGCCCAGCTATCATTCCGGCAAGCTCGTCTGTGTACTCTCCAACAAACGGAACGCCTCTGGCAGCGACTGACGCTCTAGCCCTTCCAACATCTTGCGAAACTATGTCTTCAGAAAGTCTCTCTCTAAACAAGGAAGCAGGGTCTGCGCCGCCTATTATTCTGGTTAGCTCATTTGGATCGGTAGTTGAATACTGCTCATCGAAATATCCGACTTGCCCTTGTGGCGTTCTGTAAGCAGTGCCTCTTCCGGCAGGAACGGTTTCTGTTCCTTCTGGAAGTCTTTGGAATTGATTTGGCCTAGAAGCGAAGTACGCCTCCTGATCTTCTTTCAGCATTCGTTCTGCTTCTTCTCTTGAAGAGGCAGTAACCTTATACTTTTGCCCATCTAAACCAGTAAGCTCAAACTCTTCCATAATTACTAATCCGCGGGTCTGATATTTGGATTTTGAGGAACATATCCAGATCGAGACATAACTGCCCCAAGATCAGGCAAAACATCACCAAAAATCTCTATTGATCTATTTTTAATATCATCATTAAAAACGCTTTGAGTCTGTAGTTCTTCAAATTTGGTTATGTATTCAAGAGAAGTTAAATTGCCCTCTAAATACTCTCTCCGTAACTGCAACTTTTTCCTCTCTAGCTGTCCTTTTCTCTTAAATACATCCGCAGTTAATTGTCTTGCTTCTGCGCTTTGTAAAAACGCAGGTAGTGACTCCAGGTACATAGCTACCTCTATATCTGAAGTAGAGCCAGAACCTGTTGGCCTCATTCTTGGAGCGAGATAATTTTGCAAAGATTTTGCCGCTTGAGACTCAGGCCCAGCGCCAATAAATTGCAATCCAGTAAGCCCAAACCTTCGAGCCACAAAGTTTTCGGCAAGACTTCTATCTTCTTTGTTCAGCAAATCAACCAGCCTTTGAACATCGTCCGCTAAGGTAATTTGCTCGCTTGCCTGCGCTAACTGCTCGTTTATACCTTCAACCCTAGCGGCTCTTTGTTCGCTCAGGAGCGCGGCTTCAGGGTCTTCTCCCTCTTTTACTATTGTTCGTGTTTGTTGCGGCAAGCCAAAAGCAATAGGCACATTATCTGGGCCGAACCTTGTTGCACCCGGCCCTAATGTATACCCTTCCATCTTTTCTGGTTTAGGCAATATACCTAATCCTTGAGCAGAAGATATGGTTGCGTCCAACTGCGGGATCAGAGATTCTACCCCTTGAGACATCGCCATTTCTTGCAGCCTAAGAGTCGAAGATGAATCGAATCCCATTGAATTCAAAAGCTGCGCTCTGTCTCCAAGCAAATCTATAACTTCTCTTGGTTGATTTTGAGCAATCAACTGCCTCATTCTAAACGCATCTTGAGCCGCTGACTTTGTAAGGATGTCTTGCATCTGAATATCCTGCAGGGCAGACTGACGCTGATACTGCTCTTCTGCTCGCATCTGCTGCCGAAACTGAGGAACCTGACCTGTAGCAGCAGCACCCAAGCCCCGGAGCAACGTGGGAATGTCTGTTCTACGCTGTGTCGGCATCATGCCGCCTAGTAGTGAAGAGTTGTCAGCCATTTCTTTATCCTAATGAACCCAATTTATCGAAAGCGTTCATGTTGTATAGGTTTTGGAAAAAATTACCTTGAGCAGCTTGCGCTGGATTGGACTGCGTTCCTTGAGTTGTTGGCGTAAATCCCTGCCCAAACTCGTAACCTAGTGCCGCGCCCTGAAGGATCGACCCTGCAGCGTTTGGAACCGGGAAGAGTTGAGCAGCCGGGACACCCGCCAGAGAGCTACCTATGCCCAGGTTGATATTAGCCTGTATCTGAGCCAGTTCAGTCTGAGCCGCTGCATCGCCTGCCGCTGCTGCCTGCTGTAACTGGTTAATGTAGTTTGTCTGCGCTCCGAGCATATTCGCTGTACCAGCGCCCTGAGCCTGTTGGAGATCGGCAAGCTGTGATGCTGCTGTTCCGTACTGACCGGCAAGCAGTTCACCTGCGCGAGTCCTCATCCCGGCGATATTGGTCCCAGTTGTTTGGGCGATATCTGAAGCCCTTGTCCCTAAACCAAGTGCAATGTTCGCCTGAGCCGCCCCGAGAGCTTGTTGCAAGTCAGCCTCACGGATGCCAAGCTGCTGAGCCAATCCGGCAAGCTGTTGAGCGCCACCGGCAGCATATCCCGCCGCCCCACCAGCAGCAGTAAGACCCTGACCTGACAAAGCCTGAAGGTTGGCAATTTGATTCTGTAAATCCTGAGAGGCCAATCCAGTGCTGTACCTGGCGATCTTCTTCATTACGTTGCCGCCACCCAGACCTCCTCTGGCAGCCGCTGTTCGCAGGATACCCCTTTCCCCTTCCTCCCTAAGAAATTGCATCTGTGGGCTCTCACGGTAAGCCTGCTTGAATGCTTCATCACCCAAAGCGCCAGAGAGAGCAAGTTGCTGCTGTAGAGCTTGTTGCCCAGCAAGACCATACGGAGAAAACATGGACTCGGCTCGCCCGAACCCACCTCTAATATCTCCTCTCGCCTGACCTATACCGCCACTTAAAGCCCTAGAAGCAGCAGACGTTCCTCTCTCTAAATCTTCTCTTGAGATGCCGTATGCTGTCCTCAGATAATCAAGAGCCTCTTGAGACCCTGATCGCGCAGCCTGTTCTGCCGAAGCCAAGCCTACGGGAAGCCTACCGCCAGGAGCGGCAGCCGGAGTTGGCTCATCCGCAACAGCATTTTCTCTAATCTGAGCCTCTGGAGGAGCAGGAACGTCAGTAGCATCAGAAGAGCCAGGACCAACCGTGATGACATTCGACAAAGGAGCCTGCGGAGGAACAATAGGATTACTGTTCGCCTGCCTATCAATCACCTGCTGGATTGGGGGAGCATTTACTATTGATTCATCATAAGCCTGTCTTGCAACCGCGGGATTAATCCCTAGCTGATTCGCAATGTAATTAACATCAGCTCCGACATCATCAATGAGCCTCGCTATCTCCGGCATAGAAGCATTTGGAGTAGAACGGATAAAATCAAGAACGACAAACTCAGCCTCTCTTACGCCCTCTGTGTCTTCTATTTTTCCTCGATTCAAGCTCATGACATCATTCCTTGATAACGAAGTATCGCTTGCTGCATTTGATCAACCGGAGCAGATGCCTGCATATTTGCCTGACCACCGGGGACAGGAGTGAATTCCATTGGAGCCGGGTTCATCAAGGGCTCTAGCTGACTGTAATCAAGTGGCACTCGCTGAGCCTGCGGCATATACCCCAGGGAGCCAGTTCCTAGTATGGCAGACTGCATGAAGGGTTGAGCTTCAGCAATACGCTGCTGAGCCATGTAGTTACCTTCCCGGAATTGCTCAAGCGAAGGTCTGAACATCTGACCCGCCAGAGCCATAGCTCGATTGGCGCTCTGTTGCCGGATGTCCTGAGACCTCTGGTAAGCGGATGGGAGCGGCTGCAGGGCTCTCTGACCAAAGTTCTGGATAGCCTGCATGGCCTCCCGGCGCATACGCTCCGAAGACTCTGTTTGACCTTCAGCAGCCTTACGCTGCTCTCTAGCGCCAAACAGTCCAGCGCCCGCTCCGGCTAAAATTAGACCAATCGTTATGGGGTCCATATATGCTCTCCTAAACCGCTATCCAGCCACGGGTACGGTCACCGCCGATCTCGGGCTGCATCTTTCTGTATTGGATTGATCCCGCACCTCCAGTGGTGTCGAGATATAAACTAAACTGTACCGCCTCAACTACACCCTCCGGGCTTCCTGCACCCGTTATCGGTATAGACAGGGCTGCTTCCTGCGTAAACTGCCTGAAGGGCTGCTCCATCGTCCCTTTAGCATCAACAATAGGCTGAGCCGCGTTCAGCTTGTAGCTCATTGCGTCACCACTATATCGGCGGTCATCTGAATGAACACCGGCTTGACGGGCTCGCTCATAGTGAACCTGAAAAGCTCAAACCTCGATGCCCTGCCATTGCGATTCCATATCGCCCTACGGTTGTACTCTCCGGTCTTGCCAATACTGCGGTATCTGGCATCAGACCATAGTTTACCATCTGTCGAGCGTTCCAAGCCTACTTTTGGGTCCATCGCGTCAGAATTGCCCACGCCGCTCTCAACGGTGAGTTCCAGCTCTGGCAGCACGAAAGACTCCATATTGTTCTGGAAGGGCTGAGTCACAATAGTCCTCAGAATATTGTTGCCATACTCAGTATAGATATCTTGAGAAACCCTGCCGATTCGGCCATCCACAAAATCACCAGCCCATAGCTCATTGTATGCCCTGACCAGTGCGTTCACCCTGTACGCACCAAGCGACCCATTAACCAAAGACTTGCGCTCATGCAACCGCTTAGAGATCGCATCATAAACGAGAGTCGTCTCAGGTAGAGCAAAGCCTACAAAATAAGCGCCTTTATCGGCGTAAGACCAAGAATAAATATCTTTTACCTGATCCTCTGTGAGAGCGCTTAACTCCTTATCAATTGCAGTGGTAGATATCTTCACTACACTGTTACCGCTGAGAGCCCATATTGCTGGGGACTCATTAGCACCAGCTCCGATAAAAACAAAAGTATCTTCTATCGCCTGAATGCTGAACGGGCTTGATATGCCCTTGCTCAAAAACAACCCTGTCCGCTGGAATGGGAAGTCCGCACCACCAATATTCTGGAATGCCTCAATCGTCTGAGATCCACCGATAAACAATTGGTTCTTAAACACAATTGGAGCAACGATATCATCCGGGTCAGATTCCGCTGTCCCAAAGTCTAGTGCGCTATAAGAATTTCCATCATTCAATGCGCTTACAATGAATTTCTTTGAGTCCGTTGTTAAGCAAAAGTAACCATCAATAAACACAACCTGTTGAGGCTGACCATTAGATTTGAAGCCACCCGCAGAAATCTTGTTCAAAGTATCCGTAATGTGATTGTAGATGTACCCAGTAGATCCGTCCCCAGGATTGAGACTTGGAACCATGATCAGCATCTGTGTTCCGTTATCAGCAATTGATACTCTTTGGCTTTTTCTTCCAGTTATGGCTCCAATCTGTGTGAGAGTGTAATCATCTGCCATGCTATACAAATGACCACCAATCACAAAATATGGAACGCCATTCATTACATGAGCGCCCCTGCAGTTATCAAAATTACTGGCGCTAGCTACCAGCTCCAAGCCCGGAGTGCCAAATAAAGTTTCCTGATTTAAGGATGGAGCCTGAGCGATATTAGGATATAAGTTAGTGCATTCCTGCGCTGAAATAGGCAGGCTATCACTCTCGTAATATCCATTCGCTATTGGCAAAA